TCTACCTTCTCTAATAGATTCTTTAGGTCCATGTAAAATATCAACACCTAAGTTATAATGTTCACCTAAAGCATACATTACCTCTTCTGCTTCTTCAGCTTCTGTAGTATCGTTTTCTGCTGCTCTGTCTTGAATAAGAGAAATAAACTCTTGCAAGCTACCTACTCTTTCGTTAATTACTTCTTCAACTTCTTCAAGTTGCTTTCTAACTTTAGAAGCGCCTTCGTTAAATGATTCAAGTGTTTTCTTACAAGCTTTTTTAAAGTCTCTAATATAGTTTAAAGCAGCTGTTTTATCTTTTTCTCTTATTGCATCTATTGCATATGAAAGAAACTCTCCTTCTCTATGGTAATTAACGTCTTCGAATGAATCAAATAATTGTTGAAGTTGATCAACAGGAGTATTAAGTCTTACTTTTGTTCCTGCTTTAAGCATCCCTTCGTAATCAAAATCAGTAGTAAACTTTTGTCCTAATTTATAAAGTTTACCAATTGCTGCCATATCAGTATCCTTACCGTACTTAGCAATATTTTTCATTTCATCATCAGACATAGCCTCTGCTACAAACTTTGCTTTAGCAGCATCAAAATCTCCTTTATGGAGACTATCAACTACTTTTCTACCTAAAGTTTCTAATTGATCTGCATCTAGTGAATGAGGCTTATTAAATCCTTTTAAGTATCCTTGGCCTATTGCTCCATAGTCTGCTGGGTCAATAACATCTTCTACAGACTTAGCAACTTTTTCTTGCATATAGTCACCAGGCATTTCGTAATTCACTGATAAAAACTCTTGAAAGTTATCTAATGCATCTTGAGGTTCTTGATCTCTCGATTCAGGATGAGTCTTAAAAAAGTCGCCTATAATTTCATCATCAATTAAACTCTTTCCTGTCTTTGGGTTGGAGTAGTACTTTATAATGTAGTTAGCAATTGATTCTTCTTGGTTACTTTCATTTGTTGTTTCATCTACCATTACAAGACCTATATCTTTATAATGAATTTCATGCTCTCCTCCGTCTTGATCTAAGGCGAATACTGAATCATCATGCCACATTGCAGCATTGTCGTCGTTATTAGAATTAGGATTATATATAATGTACTCTCTTCCGTTTCCAGTTTGAATCGTTGCATCATCTGCATTACCAAGTCTCTTTAATAAAGTCTCTTTATTATAGCTTTCTTTTAAATCAGCTTTCTTAAGTCCATTGTGAACATCTACTTCATTACCTTTTTTAGGCTCAACCATTTTATCATGCTTATCTACTTTAGCTGATTCTCCAGCAACTAGATTAATATAATGATTAGCATCTTTCTGGAGGTTAGCTATTACTTTGACTCTAGCTTTCATGTAATCTTCTTTATATACATTTCCAGTAGAGTCTATACCCATATTTTCCAATTCTGCATCAATTCCTCTTTCAATTGTATTTAAAGGAAATTGATCTGCTATTACATCAATATCTTTTACTTTTGCTTCTTTCTTTTCAAAAATAAGACTCTTCTGTTTAAGTATAGATACTGAATCTTTATATCCATTCCATTGGGTGATAAATTGCGGATATGCTTGTCTCATTTGACGGACAAATTCTGCTTCCTGAAGTTTACCTTCTAGTACCGCGTGATATTTTTCTGTTGCTGTTCTCATAAGTAGTCAACTAATTTATTATTTTATAACCGTTAAGGACGGCTAACCTGTTTATATCCTAATTTCTTTAATGCCTTTTTAGCTCTATTGCCTTTACCAAAAGCAAAAGGGGTAGCGTATTGAGCTCCAGTACCGGGCGTGAACGTTGCTGTTCCTCCAGTTACATTTGCTTCATCAAGCTCCCTCATTACTTCTCTTATAAACGATACTGCTTCAGACCTTTTCATTACAGAGATTTTAATTCGTTTACTAAGTCGTAAAATTGCATTAAATTAACTAAGTGAGTATCGTCAATCTTTTCTGTATTTTTTACAGTTTTTATAGATCTTGCTACTTCTTCTAATTTTATTTTTACTACTTCATCAGTAACCTTAGTAGAAAGTTTACTAACTTCTAAGTTTAGTTTTTTTAATTCTTCGTTTACTATATTATGTAGGCGTTTTTTAGAATTAACTGATGTAATAAATTCTTTAAGTACATTTTTCTGTTCTGGAAGTAAGTCCTTATATTTATTGTTAAATTTTTCTAATAAAATTTTAAATGTAAGTAGCTTTAAATCTTTATCGTATTTTGAATACTCCTCTATTAAGGTATCCTTTACGTAATTTGAATTTTGAGACTTATCTGTTAAGTGTTCTAATAGGGTCATTTTATTATCTACTAAGTACTTAGGGTCTACTAATTCTTGGTTATTCTGTGCTTCTAGTAAACAGTACATAGAAGCTAAAGCTTTGTAGTCTCTAACTTGAATGCTAAAAAACTCATCTAAATCATAATGTTTCTTTATCTCAGATATTAATTTATATTTCTGATTTTTAAGAGCTTCTTGATTTAGCTTCCTAGATACTTCTGTAATAGTGGATATTATTGCTTCTGCTCTTTTTTGGGATGCTCCTTTAGATTTAATTACTAAATCGTAAAGTTTATATTCCTTTGCTAAAGAATTTCTGGTTGCGTAGAATTCTTTTAGTATGCTAACAGCAGGTGATTGCTCTCTATTGAGAGTATCAGCCGCTATTTGCTTTACTAATAATTCAAATATCAGTCCAGTATTTCTATACTTCGAATGCTTTATCTTCATCTTATACGTTTACTATATATAAATATGCACTACTTACCTAAATCTCTAATTTGATCTTCGTTTAGTAGCCCTTCTCTGTCCTCGTCACTATTTTTTGTAAATACTATCTTCTTTAACAAATCTTCATTTTTAGCTAAAATATTCTTTGCTATAGTATTTTCGTTAACATTTTCTCCGTCGCTAGGGTAGCCTCCTTTTAAACCATGTGTACCTAAAGGATCTCTACCTCCTAGTCCTGCTGTAGTTCCGTATACCGATGCCTTTTCTTTTGGTCTTCCACCTTCAGGGCCTGGCTGTCCCCATTCTGAGTAACCTGTTGGTATGTTAGTTTGATCACCTCCTTTTGGAGTTGATGTTGCTCTCCTACCGTACATAGATGCTAAATCATGAGGTGTACCGTATGTAACTCCAGATGAAGCTGGGTCGTTTCCTTCGTTTTCTATTTGGTTTCTTCTAAATTTACGTTTTTCATCTTCAACCATTAGGTCTCTCATTTCCATGTACCTATCTTCAGACATATCAAATATATTTTCGTAAATATAATCAGTAGAAAATAATTTAGAATCTTTCATTTGAGCAGCTAAATCTATCTTCTCTTTCATTAGAGCTACTTTTTCCTGTTCAAATATAATAGAAGGTGTAGTTAACTTAATTTCAAAATTAGTTAAACTTTCTCCCTGGAAGCCTTGAGTGTAGAGGTGAACTAATGCAATCTTAGTTAATTCTGATTCCATTATTCTCTGGATACGTTCTACAGTTCTGGCAAATCTAATATCTTCTGCTGCTAAAGTAGCTTTTCCTGATAAATCACCTTCGTATCCAAAGTATGCTTTAGGTATTTTTAATGCTGCAAATAATTTAGATTGTAGATACTGTACATCGTTTGTACCGTCGTACTCTAAACCTTTAGTAGTTTCTATTTTAGTAGCAGTATCCCCGCCTCTAACAGGAAGATAAAAATCTTCCATCATATTTTGCATATTAAACTTCAAGTTATATTGACCGGTTTGAGGATCAACATAAGGAGTTTTTTTCATTCCATTAATAGTTTTTTGCATAAACTGCTCAACTTCATTAGGAGGAATAGAACCTACATTAATATAAAACATTCTCTTTTCCGGTGCTCTCATGATTCTATGAATCAACATTGCATCTTCCATTAGAGATGTTTGTTTAAATATTTTTCTAGCTGGCTCTAGATAAGATCTACCGTAAGGTAGGTAATGAGTATCAGAAATTAATCTGAAGTGTGCCATTTCGTAATTGTCTATTTTTATGTTCCTACTCTTTTTGTTTGGACCTCCAGGAGCATAAGAATTATCTGTTGAAGAAGTTATACCGTCAGGATCTAATTCAAATTCTACTTTTTGAGGATTATCTGGATCATGGCCTTCGTGTCTAGCAATGTGGTAGACGGTATAAGGTAGGACATTATAGACTCCGTACTTTTCTGCTATTTCTAATTTCAAAAAGAAGTCTCCATATTTAACCATATTTCTAGTCCATGACCAAAGGTTAAATTCTATATTTAATACATCGTAAAATAAGTTATAAAGAACTCTCTGTATATTTTCGTCTGTAGATTTAATACCCAGTATTTCGTTTTGATCATTCTTTACTGTTGCTTCATCAGCAATAATATCAAGTGCAGATGCTATAATTGGATCAGTATCCATAGCTTCATAATCAGAATATAACTGTACCCTTAACGTCTGATAATTTAAATTAGGGTTAAATATATTTGCTTTATTATAGGTATATAACCTAGAGAACCTATCCGTAAGGGAATTAGTCTGGTACTTACCTGTGGTCTGTATATTATTTGTGTCTACAACTTTCAGCTGTGTTCCTCCAACATTCCGTATTACTACATCTGTAGAGAATAGCCGTTGTAAACGTCCAAATAGCGATTTATCTGCCATTAATTTGTGTTTTTATATAAATAGTCTATTTTAATAACCAGGAAATATCTTCTTGAGTACGTCCGTTATCTACAATATACGGATTATTTTGCTGGTTTCCAACTGTATTTATGATTGCTTTGTTTCTTGAGTTAAGGTTACTAAAAGATGATAATTGTGCTCGTGCTAGGTCCATACCTTGTTGTCTTAGCCTTAAAGCAGTATCTCTTACATATAACGCTGTTGCTGCTGAAATAAGTAAATCATCGTTATAATTTATCTGTGCTTGTGGTTTTCCATTCTTCCATACAAATACTCTCATCTCTCCTAATAGCCTCTTAGACTGTATGGTAACACCTCTTTCTCTTATGTATTCAATCATCTTAGCAATTACTAAAGGTCTAGTTCTAACAGACATAGTAAAGCCTGGGACTAGTTTATCTCTTTCAAATTTGCTCATATATGATTCTACAGTTTCCATTTGAGATGTAGTACTATAGTATAGATTTGAGTATTGACGTTCCATTATTTGTTCTATTGTAGCCCAACCAATGTTTGCGTTTTCTACTACTAATAATGCCTGATTGTATTCTGTTGCTATTCCTACTAGTACATTTCCAAAATCTTTAGGAGATAACTTACCTTTATATTCACCAACTTGAGTACAGGTTTCTACATCAAATACGTGGAATGCAGAATAATCTGCAGAGTCTCCTCGAGCTACATCTGCTACAACCATATATGATTTAGAGTAATCAACTCCTTCCCAAATCCATAAATTACCGTCAACACCTCTCCTCTCTAAAGGATCCTTTAAGTATGTTTGTTCATAAAACATCATGTCATCTGGTTCAAATACCGTATCTCCAGAAGCTAAGAAGTCACAATCACATTCCTGTCCAGCCATTCTAGGACCAAGGTCTGAGTCTTGTTGGTCTCTCCATTCTTGGTTTCTTTCTGGATGTACTGTCCATGGTAATTTAATAGGAACAAAGCTATTTTCTGCGCTTTCTGCTTTTTCCCATGTTTGATGGAACCAGTTACCAATTCCGTTAGGAGTTGATAATGCCATACACTGTCCACCTGTTGCTAAGGTTTGTTGTGCTGCTGTAAACGTTTCTTGAATGTTATCAATAAAGGCTGCTTCATCGATAAGCAGTAGTGATACTGCCTCTGACCTTGCGGCATCGGCGTTAGAAGATTTAGCTGTAATTTTCGATCCATTCTTTAGTCTAAGTGATAATTTATTTTTTTCTACTGCTGGTAATCTTAACCATTTAGGTAGTTGATCATACATAAACATAGTCTTAGATACTAAGTTTCTTGCAGTAGCTTGAGTTGTTGCTAGAGCAAGTACGTTCTTATCCTTATGAAACAACATAAGCCACAGAGAGTAACCTGCAGCTAAAGTGGATATACCTAACTGTCTTGATTTAAGAGTAATTAAGTATTGATGATCTCTAAATAAATGTAATACTTTATCCTGAAATGGATATAAATTAAATAGTATACGTCCTCTAGTAGGATGCTGTATATAGCAGTACTTCTTCATAAA